CTATAGCTCAGTTGGTAGAGCAGGTGACTGTTAATCACCCTGTCCCTGGTTCGAGTCCAGGTGGAGGAGCCAGCAAGATTAGCTCAGCGGTAGAGCAATTCGTTTACACCGAATTGGCCGGCGGTTCGATCCCGTCATCTTGCATTCCCCTAGGAGGACTATGAAAAATGATTACCGTCAGATGCAAAGAATGCAGAACAGAACTGACAAGCAATAGCAAGGTTCAGTTCTGTGGTTGTCCCAACCAGATGCGTGTTGTGGGTGACAAAGTTGGTGCCAACGATTTGAGTAAAGTTGTGATGGTATCCAATAATGTTGAGAAAAAGATTGATAGTCATTTCTCAAGAGAAGAACTTCTCTATCAAGAACAGAGAAGGAAAAGAAAGGTTCGTAAGTTAGATTTTGATGTTAGATGAAGAGCCTTTGGCGTATTTGGGCAAAAGCACTTGGTGAAAAGTATGGACGAAACGACAGAGAAGCAGATCTTATTGCTTGCATACGCACCTTTATTTTTATTTCTTACTTGGTTACCAACCTTTTTATTATTAATGGAGTAATTAGGCATTGGAATGATGTTCCCAAAAAACCATATCTTACATATGAAAGGACATGTTCCAAAAAATGATTGTAAGAAAATAATTGATTATTTTGAATCTCACTCAGAACTTCAATTTGAGGGTTATTCTGGATATCATATTGATTATAAACTAAAAAAAGATACTGAAATTCTTGGTGATTTTAAGAAGTGTGATGGCATATACTGGATCTCAAAATATCTTCACGATGCAGCAAATGAATACATAAAATACTTTCCTTCATCCGGATTGCTGACAAAATGGAATTTATTTCATGTTTTTAAAATTCAAAGATATTATCCGAATGAAGGATATTTTAATCTTCATTTTGAAAATCCAGGACTCGTAAGCGAACCAAACTTAAGTAATAGAATGCTTGCTTGGATGATATATTTGAATAATGTGTCAGACGGTGGGTATACTGAGTTTCCTGATCAAAGAAAAAGATATCAACCACGTACAGGTGATATTCTTTTGTGGCCTGCATATTTTACTCATCCTCATAGAGGTATTGCAAGTAAAACTCAAACAAAATACATAGTTACCGGATGGTTTAATTTTATATCATAGACTATTTGGAAGGTTGGCAGAGCGGCTTATTGCACTTGTCTTGAAAACAAGAGAGGATAAAACCTCCGTGGGTTCAAATCCCACACCTTCCTTTGTATTGATATCAACACCTTAAGAAATGCTTAAATGTCTAACTAGTATCATGCTGTTACCACTTTAAGTAAATGCATCCCGACGAATACGCTAACTGGGTAAGAATTAAAGAAGTATTTGAGGAAAACGGAACAACAGATAACTTTTTTTATAAGCGAGCTTGTGCTATAGTAAGTGGGTTACCGGATCCTATGAGTAACCTGCCTAATGTCACACAGGATGGATGAGATCAAACCTGAGCACTACGTTACTGAAAAACAGTGCCAGGAAATGATAGATAAAGCAATTGACAAACACAACAAAACTGCTACAATTATAAGTGCGATCTTGGGTTCTATTGTTTTAGGATTCTATTCGCATGGTTTGTTTGCTTTGGTTGGTAAGTAATGGAAACCTACACAGTTGAAGAATTTCAAGAACGCTGGGATGAGATGATCACCCGTGTGGAAAATGGTGAGCACATTGCTATCACTAATGGAAAACACACTGCAGTCATGATACCTGCAGAAGATCTTGAGGGACTGTCGCCTATTGGTTAAGGCCCACTGCTTATAACGGTGTGAACTGAGTTCAATTCTCAGCAGTCCTACCAAGGGGTTTAGCAATCTGGTGAATGCAGCAAACTCATAATTTGCCTAAGGCGAGTTCGATCCTCGCAACCCCTATTGACAAGGATACATAAGTCAGTTATACTTGACTCGTCAATACACAAGACAATGACACTGACTAGCAAATTCAAGAAGGACGTACAGACTCTCCGAAGTGCAGCAAATGGAGAATTCTTTCTCGATGTGAAGAACCCAAAACTTTTTAAGAAAGTACGCAAGTTTTATGAGAACAGCGGTGTGGTTTTTTCAGGTGATCCCATGGATGACTATGACATTCTCATGGAATACGTGTATAATGATCTTGAAACTGTTGAGGTTAAGTCATGAGTTGGACTGAACAAGAAACTGCAGAATATTTCTATCGCGAAACACTAGTTGACGCTGGTGTTCCTCTTGATAAAATTGAACCACTAGAAGGTTCTGATGAATCACTTGTCAAAAAAATCAATGCCTACTTCCAAGATTAAAGTTCTTCTCGAACGTGCTCCTTTCCGTTTTATTGAAAAAGGCATTCTAGAAAATGGAATGCCAGACTATCGGTTGCAGGAGCAAGACTACTACAATCGAAAATGGTTTGATGTTTATCTGTTTGACAATCAAATGCAATGTCTCCTAGCAATGGAAGATGCTGAGTATCCCAAATGGCTAACAGGCAAACCTTGTTACGTCAAAGACGTTGTATCTAAATAGTCACATAGAATTATTTGATTACCATGGCAACAAAGGGAACAGCAGCAAAATCTGCTTCTGGCGCAGCAATGTCCAAGTACGATGTTGAAGTTGAAGGAAGACTTCAAGCACTTGAAGCAAAAGCACACAACAAGTGTGATGGTGGCGGGGGAGCAGATGCAGATAGAATTGCTGCATTAGAAAAGCGAGTTGAAGAACTTGCAGAGAAGATCGCATATAAACTCGGCATCTGATATAATAATTAAGTAAAACTCACTCATTATGTCTGAATACACAAAAACTGCACTGGTTCTCGGTGCAGGTGGCTTTATTGGAAGTCATATGGTAAAAAGACTCCGCGACGAAGGTTATTGGGTTCGTGGAGTCGATCTTAAGCAACCAGAATTTTCTTCTACCAGGGCAAATGAGTTTGTCCTAGGAGATTTGCGTGATCCAACTTTTGTCCGGCGAGTCATTGAATTCAAAGGATATCGTGGAAACTTTTACAACTCTGTTCCAGATCGATATATTGAATCGTTTGATGAGATTTATCAGTTCGCTGCAGATATGGGCGGTGCTGGTTATATCTTTACAGGTGAACATGATGCTGACATCATGCACAATTCTGCAACTATCAATCTGAACCTGCTGGAAGAGCAACGTAAGTTGAATGAGAAGACTGAAGTAAACAAAACTAAGATCTTCTACTCTAGTTCCGCTTGCATGTATCCAGAGCACAATCAACTGGATCCTGATAACCCTGACTGCCGTGAAGAATCAGCATACCCCGCAAACCCAGACTCAGAATACGGATGGGAAAAACTCTTTTCTGAGCGACTATACCTTTCGTTTAGTCGTAACCATGGTATTCCTGTTAGGGTTGCTAGATATCACAATATCTTTGGGCCAGAGGGAACCTGGGAAGGAGGAAAAGAGAAGGCACCAGCTGCAATCTGCCGTAAAGTCGCTGAGCTCCCGCCAATGGGTGGAACCATCGAGGTGTGGGGAGATGGCTTACAGACTCGTTCCTTCCTGTTCATTGATGAATGCATTGAAGCAACTCGACGGTTGATGGATTCGGAATTTGAGGGCCCTGTCAATATTGGTTCTGAAGAAATGGTGACTATCAACAAACTAGTAGAGACTGCTGCTAGTGTTTCAGGAAAGACTGTAGAGAAGAATCATATTGATGGGCCTACTGGAGTTCGTGGACGCAACTCTAATAATGATTTGATCCGCGAAAAACTAGGTTGGGATTACTCTCAGACTCTTGAAGAGGGTATTAGAAAGACTTATGCTTGGATTGCTAAGCAGGTTGCTGCACGATGAAAGTTACAGTATTGGGATCAAGTGGACAGATTGGTGCTTACCTCGTTGAGCACCTTTCTGCCAAAGGACATGATGTTACGCCATTCGATATTGCTCGACATCATGGTGAAGATATGACTCAGATTCCGAATCATAATCTTGATCGTGCTATCAAGAATTCGGACTTTGTATTTGTTCTTGCTTTCGATGTAGGTGGTTCTAGATATCTGAAAAAGTATCAACATACGTTTGACTTTGTTAATAACAACACTCGTATGATGGCAAACGTTTTTGACTTGCTTGGTAAGTATAAGAAGCGTTTTGTCTTTGCATCATCTCAGATGAGTAACATGAGTTACTCCCCCTATGGTGTACTGAAACGTGTTGGTGAACTTTACACTAGCACTCTGAAAGGACTCACTGTTAAGTTCTGGAATGTCTACGGTATCGAAAAAGACATGGATAAAGCACATGTCATCACCGACTTCATTCGTAAAGGATTTGAAGAGAAGGAGTTTGAGATGCTGACAGATGGCACTGAAGAGCGTCAGTTCCTCTATGCTGAAGACTGTTGTGAGGCACTGGAGACAGTGATGGAGAGTTATACAGACTTCAAACCAGAAGATCCTCTTCACATCACCTCATTCCGTTCTAACACGATTAGAGAGGTTGCTAATATCATCCAAGGATGTTTTGGATTGATTGGGGAGCATGATATTCAGATTAAATCTGGACTTGCTAAAGATAGCGTTCAGTTGGACAAAAGAAACGCACCAGATACTTACATTCTTGACTGGTGGATTCCTAAAACCACAATTGATGTGGGTATCAGAAAAGTATTCGATGAAATGAAAAAGAACTATGGCTACTAATCTTACTGAAATTCGTAACTTTATTAACGAACCTCACTGTGATCTTGGTGTTAATGCCTGGGTTCTTGCAGACTTGGTAAAGACATTTAAGAACGGAAGATTTATTGATCTTGGTGTTCGTCTTGGCGCATCTTCTGCAATCATGTCTATTGATGCAAAAGAAAATAATAATCAAGTTTGTGGTTGTGACTTGATGTTTGGTGGTTTTCAACAGAACGGTGCTCGTTTTGTAAATGAAAACTATATGTGCTATCAAGCAGATAGTGTCACTCTTGGAAAAGATTGGGATGAAGATCCTTTTGATATTATTTTTATTGATACTATTCACACCCGTGAACAAGTTCTCGCTGAAATGTATTTCTGGGTTGATCATCTGAAAGAAGGTGGTTACCTTATCTTTCATGACTCTCACTGGGTTGGCACTGGTGGTGAAGATAATCCTGTTGAAGAGGATACTTATGGTGATACCATCGGTGGTAAGAAGTGGAAACGTCCTGATGTTGCAATCACAGACTTCTTTGGACTTTCTCAGAGTGTTCGTGAACTTGATGAGTATGAAGATGACAATATCAAGATCGAACATCATCAACCAAGTCATGGTATGACTTTTGTTCAAGTTAAAAACTTGAAAGCACTTGAAGAATACAAGAAAAATGTTGATTGGGAAGAGGTTTTTGAGATCCGTAATTGGTTGAATGATCTTCACTTCAATCCTCGGAACCCTAACTTTGTTGATTGGCAGCAAGATATTGCTAACATTCAGAATGAACTTGTTATTGCCCCATGACGTTTGAAGTATCGCACTGGAGCGGTAGACTTGGTAATAATGTGCAGCAAGTTGCTAACTGCATCATGGCTGCAGAAAAATATCAGTCTACCTTTATGCAAAAGTTAGATCATGATATTATTTCTAACTACACTGTAGACTTTAATACCATGACTGGTATCTCGCAGTGGAGTGGTAAAGGTAGATATTACTGCTGGGAACCACTTATTCACTGTGAGAAAGGTATTCATGAGGGAGGAAATGAGACTGGTGTAGATAGAGATCATATCTACACTAATATGCGTCGTATTTGTAAAGAGTATGTTGCACCGTTTCTTAAACTCCCCGAAAAGAAAACGATCGGTGACGAAACAATTGTGATGCATTTGAGGAGTGGTGATAACTATCATCGCATCTTCAATCCACCAACAAACTATGTTCCCAACCCTCTTATCTTTTACCTCAATCTGATTGAGAGTTTTGAGAAGTGTATTCTTATCACTGAACCTGATGATAAGAACCCTATTGTTCATGAGTTAAAGAAGATTGATAAGGTTCAGATTCAATCCTCTACAGTTGCAGAAGACTTTGCAACTTTGATGAGTGCTAAGAATGTCGCACTATCTGGTGTTGGTACATTTGCAATGGCAGCAGCACTCTGTTCAAGTAAGATTGAAAATCTTTATACCACAGATCTGCTGTTGACTGAGCACCTAAATTATACTATGCTATTCAACACTGATGTTGAAGTTCATGTGATGGAATTGGGAGATGATTATATTCCAGTCATTCCTTGCAGTTGGGCTAACACTGAAGAGCAAAGACAGTTTATTCTAGATTATAGATGAAAATCTTCGTTACAGGTTGTGCTGGTTTGCTCGGTGCAAACTATACACGACATCTTCTTGCCTCTGGGCATGAAGTAATAGGTATTGATGATCTCTCTGGAGGGTACAAAGCGTTTGTACCTAAAGGGGAGAAATTTACGTTTGTGAAGTTAAACCTAGAAAAGAGGAAAAAAGTTGCTGAACTTTTTCAGGAGCATCAACCTGATGTTCTCATTCATTTCGCTGCCTATGCGGCCGAAGGACTTTCTCCTTTTATTCGTAATTTTAATTATCGTAATAATCTTATCGTTTCCGCTAATCTGATTAACGAGTGTATTACTTACGGAACAAAGATTATCTTTACTTCTAGTATGGCAGTTTACGGAGATCAAACTCCTCCGTTCACTGAAGACAAGCGTCCACAACCTATCGATCCATACGGTATCGCAAAGTATGCCGTAGAGTGTGATCTGAAACTTGCTCATGAGCAGTTTGGACTTCGATATAATATTGTTCGTCCTCACAATGTTCTTGGCATCTATCAAAACATTTGGGATAGGTATCGTAACGTAATCGGTATTTTCATCCGTAAGGCACTTAATGGACAACCTATTCTTGTATATGGTGATGGAGAACAGACTCGTGCTTTCTCTGACATCAAATACTATATGGAACCGTTTGATAAACTTCTTACGGGACATGATGGTGAGACGTTCAATATTGGTGCTGATAAACACTTCACTCTGAATGAAGTTGCATCAACTGTTCAGACTATTGCTGCAAAGTATGGATATGAAGTTCCTATTGAGCACGGAGAACCACGTCACGAAGTAAAACATGCTTATTGTGATCACACCAAAGCAAAGAATCTGTTGAACTTTGAGGACAATACAAACCTTACTGAACTTATTGAAAGTATGTTTGTTTGGGCAATGAAGCAACCAAACAGAAAGGTAAAGGACATGGAATATGAAGTTACCAAAGACATTTACGATTACTGGAAATAATGTTACTCTCACTTAACTCTCTCATTAAGCAATACAGCATCAATATCAACGGCATCATTCATGTTGGTGGACATATTGGTGATGAATTGATGGACTATAAGATGATGGATGTTGATCAATTCATTATCTTTGAACCACAACAACACTGTTTTGAAAAACTCACTGCAAGAGCAAAGCAAGTAGAACTTCCTGCAAAACTTGTAAACAAGGCTCTTGGTAATAGAGTAGGTAGAGCAGAGATGACTTCTGATCCTACAGGACTTTGTGGTTCAATTCTGAAACCAAAAATTCATTTGGAGCTTTCTCCTGATGTTATCTTCTCTGAAACTCTTGATGTAGAAATTTCTACACTTGATGATGAAATTCCTGAAGATCATACTTATAATTTCTTGAATATGGACACTCAGGGATATGAACTTGAGGTTCTGAAGGGTGGAACAAAGACTCTAGAAGGTATTGATTACATCTACACTGAAGTTAATCAAGCAGAAGTATATGAAAACAATGCTATGATTAGCGATTTGGATGAATATCTGGTAGACTTTGAACGTATTGCCACAGGATGGCATGGATCTCAAACTTGGGGAGACGCATTGTACATTAGAAAAGGATTGGTATGAGAATTTTTGATTCGTTTATTTTCTTCAATGAACTTGAGTTGCTTGAGATGCGACTCAATATTCTGGGTGATGTTGTAGATAAGTTTGTTCTTACAGAGTCCCCTTATACTGTCAGTGGTAACGAAAAACCACTGTATTATGAGGAAAATAAGGATAAATTTGCTAAGTGGCACGACAAGATTGTCCATAATATCACTGAAGAAATTCCTAATGACTTCTCGCACATGATGGAGAAGAGTAAATTTCATATTGGATATGGTGAACGTGATCCATATGGACAGCGTTTTATTGATCTGCCGATCAGATTTCAACGCGCTGTATATAATCGTAACGCAAGTTGCTTTGGTATTGAGAAGGCTGGTGCAGAGGATGGTGACATCGTGATGACTAGCGATGCTGATGAAATTATCAATCCTTATGTCCTAGAAGATACCTCTTGGTTCAATCCTGACAATCATTATGTCGCTGTCGGTAATGCTTATTACTATAAATTAAACTTCCTGTATCAAGATGATTGGATGGGAACACGTCTTTGCACTTGGAAACACCTCAAAGGCACCACAATTGATCAGCATCGCCAGGATCATCACAATGCACATAAGATTGAAAACGCATCTTGGCATTTCAGTTTCTTAGGTAATGCTGAGAATTTCAAACTGAAACTTGCTTCCTATGAACATACAGAAAACAACACTGCTGCTAACATTGCTAATGCAGAAGAAAAAGTTGAGAAAGGGCTGGATCCTTTGAATCGTGGTATGACTTACAGAGCAGTTCCCATTGATGAAAGTTATCCAGAATATATTCAAAACAATCAGGAGAAGTACGCAGAATTCATTAAACCATGGAATTAATAGAAGGTGTAGCACTATCAGAACTCTGTGATTATTCGTTTGGTGATCAAGCGGGACAGTGGAGTGGTATCTACACACACTTTATGAAAGATGCTAACTTGACGAACACTGAGTTTGTCAACAAAGTATTTGAAATTAAGAAAAGCAGGGACTATATGACTCTGTTTATTGATAATATTCGATTATATAATAGAGAGATTAAGGAGGTAAAACCAGAGGATTGGCCTGTTGTAAGGGCGATGATGCAGAAGAGTAATCTTCTTAGTTTATGCAATAACTTTACTGATATGAAGTTTATTATCTTCACAAACCTGGAAGATACTCCACTTGATAAGCATATTCTAACTTGCTTACCTAGTAATGTTATTCGTGTTGTTGCTGTTAATTCTGTAGTTGTAGGTAATAAAGTAATTCCTGCACCTTATGGAGTACAGAGAAGGATGAATCCTAATGATGATCGCATCGAAATCCTCAAACATTTTATGAGTGAAAGAGATCCTAGATCATTCAGACTTCTCTATGTTGGTATAAATGAAAACTCACATGAAGAGCGTAGAGGTTTATCAACTAAGTTCATTGATGAAACTTGGGCTATGGTAGAGACGGGTAGAGTTGACTTTGAGACTTACTTGGATCACATGAGAAGGTGTAAGTTTGTTCTATGTCCAAGAGGAAACGCGATTGATTGTCATAGAAACTGGGAGACAATCTACATGCGACGAGTTCCAGTGATGAAACGCACACCCTTTTTAGAGGAATTGTATAAAGATTATCAAGTTCTCTTTGTTGATGACTATTCTGAGGTGACTGAACAACTGCTTTTGGATAATAATCAGATGTTCTTGGATGCTCAAACGCAAGATTTATCCAAACTTGATCTTAACAACTTTTTTGAAACATGGAAAAAACCTTAGTAGTATCAAATCACAACTCTGATCTTGAGTGGTTGACTACCACTTACGATTATGGTTTCTCTCCTGAGAATACAATTATTTATGATAGAAGTGATGAGGTAAAAGACTGGAGTCACCTTGGCGAAAGCATTCGATCCCCCAATGTTGGTGAGAATATCTACGATATTATGCGTTACATCGTAGAACACTATGATAATCTCCCCGATATTTGTGTCTTTATCAAGGGTAATATGTTTCAGCGTCCTGAAGAAAGGGGTGGTGCAGAGTATTACACCACTCGCGAAAGGTTTTATCGTGCCCTGACTGCTGAGTATTTTCTTCCAATTGAACGCTTTCATGACTCTACAGCGTTTGTATGTAATGGTGGTGGTTTCATTCAACCCACCTGGGAAGCCGTGACTAATCAAACAGTTTACACTAGACATTTTGCCACATTCCCTCAGATGTTAGAAAAACTGTTTGTTAATCCTCCCAATTTTCCATTTAATAGGTTTGCACCTGGTGGGAATTACGTTGTTCCAAGGGCAAATATTCTTAAATTTAGTAAAGAATTCTACGAAAAACTTCAATTCTATGTCTCTTATGAACCACCTGAGGAGTTTCAAAGCACGTCTGGTGAATCATATCTGATTGAAAGGCTACTTTATATGATGTGGACGGAGGATTTGCAAGAATGCTGAGCGTTTATGGTGCAGGATACATCGGTGGTAGATATTGTGAGATGTATCCTAACGACACTACAATCATTCCTAGAGAGCAGAGAGTTCCTGAAACCCAGGAACTTTTGTACTTTATATCTACCATTGACAACAGCAACATTCATACAGATATCACTCTAGATGTACAGACAAATCTCCATATTCTTTGTGAAGTGTTGGATAATTGCAGGAGTGCTGATCGCGTTTTCAATTTTATTTCTTCTTGGTTCGTCTATGGAGATTGTGAACTCCCTGCTAAGGAAGATACGAACTGCAATCCAAGAGGTTTCTATTCTATTACAAAGAAATGTGCAGAAGACTTAGTGATTGATTTCTGTAGAACATATGGAATGAAGTATAGAATACTTCGTATGCCTAATGTTGTTGGCGGTTTTGATCCTAAAGCATCGCCTAAGAAGAATGCAATTTCTTACCTCATTGGTGAACTGAAAAAAGGAAATGATATTACCTTAGTCAATGATGGATTGGTTTATCGTGATGTAATGCATGTTGATGATGTGTGTAGAGGTATCAATACTGTTGTAAATAGAGGAGAACTTAATACCATCTATAATATTGGAAGTGGACAGATGACTTCCATGGGTGGTATAATGAGTACGGCAAAGCACTTTCTCAAATCTGAATCTAATATCCTATTAAAACCTGGATACAGTCAGGATATGCTTCTTGATTGTGGTAAGGTGAGAGCATTAGGTTTTAGTCCCAAGATTAGTATTACTGAAATTATCAGAGAATTATGTACCAACTGATTGATACCTTTATTGAATCCGCAAAGGAGATGGATGATGACATCTTTCCCTTTATGGCAAATAAGGATTGGGAAGAAGGTAAACCAGTTTATTATTCTGGCCCTCATTGGGATGACAATGAGGCAAGGGAACTCATTTACTCAATTATGAAGGGTAAATGGTTGTCCTCTGGTGAAAAAGTAAACAAGTTTGAGCACGAGTTCTCATCTAAATTTGGGTTTAAACACTCTGTAATGGTGAACTCTGGTAGTTCTGCCAACCTTGTGATGATTGCTGCGTTAAAAAAATACTTCAACTGGCAAGATGGTGATGAAATTATCGTATGTGCATGTGGTTTCGCCACGACAGTTGCACCGATCGTTCAGGCAGGGTTGAAGCCTGTATTCGTTGATATTAGTTGGGGTGATCTCAACTGGGATATCTCTACTATTGAAGATAAGATTACTGATAAGACTAGAGCAGTCTTCTCTTCTCCTGTCTTGGGTAACGCTTATGTGATGGATGATCTTTATGACATCCTTGATAGGCATCAACTTGAATTTATTGCTGATAATTGCGATAGTTTGGGTAGTAAGTATGATGGAGAGTACCTTACCAAGCGTGCTGTTGCAGCATCGTGTTCGTTCTATCCTGCTCACCATCTCTGTACTATCGAAGGTGGTATGGTTTCATCTAATATTAAAGAAGTTATCGATCTAGCACGAAGTTTTGCATGGTGGGGACGAGGTTGCTATTGTGTAGGACAGCAGAATCTTCTCTCAAACGGTGTATGTGGAAGACGATTCGACAGGTGGTTAGAGAACTATGACGACATTGTGGATCATAAGTATGTCTTCTCTAATATGGGTTACAACCTTAAACCTTTGGATCTTCAAGGAGCTGTAGGTTCAGTTCAACTGCTAAAATTTGAGGAGATTCATGAAAAACGTCGTCGAAACAAGTGGCAAATTCAGCAGATTCTTGAACGTATTCCTGGTATTAGAGTTATGAATGAATTGCCTAACGCTGAAACAAGTTGGTTTGGTGTTCCTATTCTTTGTGACAATAAGAAACTGAAGCACTCTCTTGTTCGTCATTTTGAGGCAAATAAAGTTCAGACAAGAAATTATTTTGCTGGTAATATTCTGCTGCATCCTGGATATTCACACCTTGATGACGCTAATAAATATCCAAACGCGAACCAAGTGTTGGATCTGGTATTCTTCCTTGGTTGTTCGCCTACAATCACCGATAAGATGATTGATTATATCAGCAAAGTGTCATCTGAATATGTTAGCGACTGAATTTTTGCATGGACAAGGACTTGGAAATCAATTATTTGCATATGTAACAACCAGAGTCTTAGCCCGTAGACTGGGTTATGACTTTGGTATCAAAGGACTTCAGAGTGCGGGAGACTCTAGAGTTAACAAAAAGGGGTTCTATTTCATGAACCTTGATTATGGTAAAGAAGTTCCCGACGATCTTGAAAGGTATGACGAGTATCGACATGCACTCCACACTGATAAGTGGTTGCACACTGATATTCGTTTGACTGATAAAGATCTGTTATCTATTCCTGATAATCGTATAATCTATGGTAATTTTCAATCAGAAGATTACTTCTATGATGAGATTAAAGATGTAAAGGAATGGTTGAAGGTTCGTATTATGTACGAACATGATGACACAAACGGAAAGAACATCTGTGTTCTCAATTTCCGTGGTGGAGATATGATTGGTAATGCTGGAGCGTTTGTTCCAGCATCATATTGGCATAATGCAATGGAGCGTATGTCAGAGTATAATCCAAACATGGAGTATTGTATTGTAACTGATGATGTCAAAACTGCTAATCGGATGCTTCCTGACATCCCTGCTTATCACGTTGATGTGGCATGGGACTATGTTGCAGTTAAGAATGCCAGAAACGTTATTTGCACCACCTCTACATTCTCCTGTTTCCCCCTCTGGACATCCAACAACTTAGAGATGTGTATCGCACCTAAGTATTGGTTCCATCATAACTTGTCACAAGGCTGGTGGAGTCTTGGGTGTAGCATTTACAGTTATCCAACATATTATATGGATAGAGAAGGCAAACTCTTTACTCCTGATGAATGTAGGGTAGAATGGGAGGAGTACAAGAAGACTTCAAACATTTATGATGGAGACTTATGATGCCTAAAATTGATCTAGAAGATGTCACATTAATATCTGTAGACACCACTGATGATCTTTCAGGCACCCTTAGGGGTGTCTATACTAGTATGTCTGGCATCAACTATGGTGCTGTAAAACTGATCACGACACAAGAGCAGATTGATAAGAATCCTCATCTTGTGGAAGAAGGTATCACAATGGAAACTTCTGTTCGTGATATCAAAAACTACAATGATTACAACTATTATGTAATTTATCATCTACATGAACATGTAGACACTTCACACTGTCTTCTGGTTCAACCAGATGGTTTTGTATTATTCCCTGATAAATGGGACGATGCATGGCTAGAATATGATTACATTGGAGCACCCTGGGCATACGTAGAAGACGCATACATTGATCCTTTCGGTAGACATTGGCGTGTTGGTAATGGAGGATTTTCAATGCGTAGTAAGAGATTCTTGGAAGTTCCCACTAAAGTTGAAGTTCCTTGGGAAACAAACAATAGTGACTTCTATTGGATGCCCGAAGGCGTTGTGAATTACCATGAGGATGGTAACGTATGTGTTCACAATCGTCACATCTATCAAAACGAGGGGATGAAATATGCTCCCGTTGATGTTGCAGTCAGGTTCTCACAAGAAACCAGAGTTCCTGAAGCAGAAGGTATCACCCCATTTGGTTTCCACTATAGATTACCCCCTGGAGTTGAACTTTCATGATCGGTATTATTGGAAATGGTTTTGTTGGTAATGCAGTTTACCAAAACTTTAGAGATAAAGTATCTACAAAGGTATATGATGTAGATAAAAATAGAAGTCTTAATACCTTAGATGAAGTTATCAATCAGAACTTTGTTTTTGTATGTCTTCCAACTCCCATGACATCTGATGGTAGTTGTGATACATCAATTCTTGATGAATTTTTTAACACACTGCCTAACATTGATAATGAAGAAACTATTTTTGTTATCAAATCAACCGTGCCTGTAGGGACGACAAAGAGACTTGCCTCAAAGCATAGAGTAATTCATAATCCAGAATTTCTTACTGCAAGAAACGCAGTAAATGATTTTGTAAACTCTGATAGAAATATTATTGGTGGTGAAAGAGAACTTGCTGAAAAATTTGCAGAGATGTTTTTTCTAAACTTCCGCAATATACCAAGCATGATTGTTTCTTCTGATGAGAGTGAGACAATTAAGTATTTCTCTAATACTTTTCTTGCTTACAAGGTTGCATACTTTAATAAAATGTATGACTTCTGCCAGACTCTTGGACTTGATTATGATAAAGTAGCACGGGGTGTCTCTGCGGATCATCGCATTGGGCCATCTCATACTAAAGTTCCTGGTATAGATAGTGATCGTGGATTTGGTGGGACTTGTTTTCCAAAAGATCTCAACTCTTTAATTGTTCAGATGGAGAGTGCTGGAGTAAATGCTGACATGCTCAAAGAAGTATGGAAGTATAATGAACAAATTAGAACTTGTATTGATTGGATAGTAACATGATCGGACACAATCACATTGGTAAGAATGGAAGGTTTGGTAATCAAATGTTCCAGTATGCAGCAACCAGAGGCATTGCATATAATCAAAAGGTTGACTTTATCATTCCTGATGGGCCTAAGTCAGATGATGAATTCACTGATGAAGAGCAGCAACATAAACTCTTCATGGCATTCAATATGACAGGTGCTAAAAACATTGGATTGTTAGAAGCATCTTATCGTAAGGAAGCAAGTTTTAGATTTGATGGTGACTTGTTTGAAAACTGTGATGATAATCTAAACCTTTATGGTTACTTTCAATCAGAGCAGTATTTTGCTCACATTGAAGATGAAATTCGTGAGGACTTCACATTCAAACCAGAAGTTCAAAAATTGTGTAAAGAAATTTGGAAAGAGATTGTTACTGATGAAGGACACACTGAAGCAATCGCCCTCCATGTACGACGCACTGATCACCTCATCAAACCAACTTTCCATCCAGTCCTCCCCATCTCCTACTATGAAGAGGCACTTGGACGACTGCCTCAAGACATCCCTGTCTTTGTATTCACGGATGATCCACCGTGGGCGTTCGGACACAAATTCTTTGAATCTGATCGTTTCTTTATCTCTGAGAGTGACAACGTACATGATATGTGCCTCATGTCAATGTGCAACTACAACATCATCGCAAACTCAACCTTCTCTTGGTGGGGAGCATGGCTCGCAGGACATGATAATGTGATTGGCCCTAAACTCTGGTTTGGCCCTGATGGTGAGGATCCAACCGATATTTACATTGATCGCTGGGAGTATCTTGATGTCGCAAATTAGTATTTGCATTCCTACCTACGAATATAAAGGTAGAGGAGTTGAGTTTCTGGGAGAGTTGTTTGACTCTATTGAGCGTCAAACATTCAGGGATTTTGATATTGTGATTTCTGATCACAGTAAAGATGATGTGATTCAGGAGTGGTGTCGTCATTGTCACTACGACTTTGAAATTACATACATCAGAAATCCAAATGGACGTGGTTTTCAGGCACCTAATACAGACTGTGCTATTGAAAACGCTGAGGGTAGAATTATTAAACTAATCTATCAGGATGATATTTTTGTAGATGATAATGCGCTGCAAAAAATCTACGACTCTTTTGAAAGTGGTGTTAAGTGGTTGATTCATGGGTTTACTCACACCACAGATGGTGTTGAAACTCACCGAGATTGTGCTCCAAAGTGGAGTCCAAGAATGCTTGAGGGTGATAATCTTCTTGGAAGTCCATCATGTACTGCATACTTAAATGGAACATATTTGGGTATGGACGATGAGATGAAACTTCTTATTGATACTGAGTTGTATCATCGTATGAGAATGGAGCATGGTATGCCCTCAATGTTGGATGATGTTCTCATTGCTAATCGAGAGCATGATAATAGAATGAGTTCTGCTCACGTTGATTATGATGCTACTATCTCAGATTCATCTAGAACTTGGTTAGTAAATAAGGCAGAGATTGAACACATCTATAAAAAACACTCAGATTATTTTGTGACAAGAAAGTATCCCGATGAAAACTGATTTAACTGACGCAACTTTTATTATTCCAATTCGCATTGAGTCTGAAGACAGACTGAGAAATGTAATCACTTCGGTTGCATTTCTTCTGAACAACTTTAAAACTAATATTATTATTAAAGAAGTTGATAAGACATCTGTATTCAAAGAAAGAGCACTTCCTCAACTTGAAAGTTTCTTTGGAGAAGTCAAAGTAAAACATATCTTTGAAGAGAGTGACGAATCTTTGTTTCATAGACAAAGAGTTCTCAATGAAATGATTATGGAGGCAGACACTGACATTGTTGTCAACTATGACTGTGATGTCATTCTTCCCCTGGAGTCTTACATCACTGCGTATACAGGGATCAAAGAACAAATCTACGATGTGGTTTATCCATATGGTAGTGGGATGTATCAAAGAAGAGTAAACGCTGAAGACGGAGTTGTATCTGCTTTTCTTGATAGTAATGATTACAAATTCCTTGATAGAGCATCGGACGAACATACCTCTGACTTTGGTTGGGCTCAGTTCTTTAAACGTAGTGTCTATATTGAGGGTGGTATGGAAAATGAAAACTTCCGTGCATATGCTCCTGAAGATAAAGAAAGATATTTTAGATTCACAACACTAGGATATAAGGTGGGTAGAATCGATGATGTTGTCTATCATCTAGAACACGCAAGGGGTGAAAACTCTTGGTTTACTAATCCACATATGCAAGACAATATGAATGAGTGGGATAAGATTAGTAAGATGGACAAAAAAGAACTTTTAGAGTATTATACAAATCAAAAGTATCTGGAGAAGTATGCTCGCATTTAATCAATTAGGAAACCTAGGTAGACTGGGTAATCAAATGTTTGAGTATGCCGCTCTACGTGGTATCGCTGCTAAACATAACTACGAATGGTGCATTCCTCCATACAATGCACAAAGTATTGAAAACTATAGTCTTCACTATTGTTTTAAGATGGAGGATGTAAAAGAAAACAACCTTCAACAAAGGAATGTTGGATATGTACAAGAAAGGTTCTTCCATTATGATGATGAACTTGTAGAGAAGTGTCCAGATAATGTAAGTCTTCATGGATTCTTTCAATCTGAAAAATACTTTAAGAATGCAGAGGATATCATTCGGAGGGAGTATACTTTTCATGATGAGCATCTTGAACCCTGCAAAGAAATCATGGAGGAGTTCAAAGATCAAGAACCCATCATGCTTCATGTTCGACGAGGTGATCCTAATCTGACTGATCCTCGTGGATTTAAGTGGGCATACACACAATGCTCATCAATGCATCCTCCTCAAACCATTGAATATTATGAAAAGGCTCTTGCCGAATTTGATGACAATCAACCCGTGTTTGTATTCTCTGATTCTGTTGATTGGGTGAAGGAACAGGAGTTTTTCTCTGGAGATAGATTCTTGATTTCTGAACCTGTTGATAAATATGCCGATGGTTCTTTTACACCATATGCGGATTTGTGCTTGATGTCTTTATGTTCTCATGCTATTATTGCTAATAGTAGTATGAGTTGGTGGGGAGCCTGGTTACAAGCAAACCCCAACAAAAAAGTTATTGCTCCGAAGAACTGGTTCGGGCCTGCTTATGCAGATAAAGACACTACAGATCTCTATTGCCCTGATTGGATTATCCTATGAACAGAATCAAAGACTACGCTGAATTAGAACAAAGAATCGTTCTCTGGCTCAGAGAGTACGCTGATAACAATAACATTAGAGCACTTGTTTGTGGTGTGTCTGGTGGTATTGATTCTGCTGTTGTATCAACACTGTGTGCTCGCACAGGACTGCCAACCTATGTCCTGACGATGCCTCTGAATTCAAAGATGGATAATACCATTCTATCTACCGCACATGCGACTGAATTGAGAGAGCAGTATGAAAATGTCACAATGCAAAATGTAGAACTTTCTTCTACATATGAGAAACTACTCAGTTCTATTGACTGGTGGACTGATGCACACGGCGGTGAGAAAGGAACTTTTACCTCCAATAATCTGGCTAATGCAAATACAAAGTCACGTCTTCGTATGGTGACTCTGTATCAGATTGCTGGAACAGTTGGTGGTATGGTTGTCGGTACTGGTAACAAGGTTGAAGATTACGGTATCGGATTCTACACTAAATATGGTGATGGCGGTGTGGATATTGCACCTATCGCTGACTTGTACAAAACAGAAGTATGGGAACTTGGCAGACACCTTGGTGTCGATCCACGTATCATTAATGCTGCTCCTACAGATGGACTGTGGGAAGATAGTAGGACTGATGAGGAACAGGTAGGTGCATCCTATGAGGATCTGGAATGGGTGATGGAGAGTGATATCTTCAGAAACGAAAAACATCCAGAATCTGTCACCATGTGGATGGGTAAAGAACTTACTAAGCAGCAGAAATCTGCTATTAAACAGTATGGAAAGTTCCACCGTCAGAACAAGCATAAAATGATCTCTATTCCTACATTTAAACTATGAAAATTGGTGTAATTGGTGCGGGGCGACTTGGGATTTGCTTCGCACTTCTTTGTGAACAAGCAGGGTATGATGTATTAGTCTCTGATATTCGCGAAGATTACGTCGCGGATCTTATGGAAAAGAAGATCAAGACTAATGAACCTGATGTTCAAGAACTTCTAATTCGTTCTCAAAATTTCTCAGCTACAACTAGTAACGAAAAAGTAATTCAAGAGTGTGATATCATTTACACTCTTGTAGCAACTCCTTCTCTGCCCAGTGGTGACTATGATGTCTCTGCTGTGTGGAGAGTTGTTGATGATATTGTCGAGTCTGGTGTTCAGGGTAAGTCTTTCGTAGTCGGATGTACTACAAACCCAGGTGATTGTGAGATGTTCCAAGAGCGTCTTGCAAAGCATGGTTGGGAGACTTTCTATAACCCAGAGTTTATTGCTCAAGGATCTATTATTAGAGATCTTCAGAACGCTGACATGGTTCTGATTGGTGGTAAGTGGGGTAAAACCTTTGATAAGTTGTCAGAACTTTATCATAAGATTCAAGTCACTGAGCCTCAGATCAGTCTGATGTCTAGGACTGCCTCAGAGGTGGTTAAAATCGCCACTAACTGCTTCCTTACGACTAAGATCAGTTATGCCAACATGATGGGGCAGGTGCTTGCTCTAGACGGCATGGAGGACGAGATTGATACTGTGCTGGATGCTATCGGTGCAGACAGTCGAGTCGGTAAGAAGTATCTGAAGTTTGGTTATGGATTTGGTGGGCCCTGTCTGCCTAGAGATAATCGTGCTTTTGCTGCTTATGCAAAGAGTCTTGGTGTTGAGTATAACCTAGGCACTACCACCGATAGTTTCAATGATTCGCATAACAAGTTTTTGATTGATTATGTGATTACAAAGAATCATGAAAACCTTCCTTTCTATTTTGATTATGTTTCCTATAAGAAAGGAACTGATATTTTGACTGAGAGTCAACAGTTTAAACTTTGCAAGTCACTTCTTGATGAAGGTTATACTGTTTATATTAATGATAACGAAACTATCTTGAATCGTGTCAAGGATACACTTTATGATCAATATTATGATAGAGTGAAGTTTGGAGAACCCAAAGAAAAAGTATATAAAGTTGATATCTGATGACTTTTGCTACCGCTGATAAAAACAAATCTACGTTCAAACTCCGCAACTTTGGCCCCATTTACTATCTGAATCTGGACGATCAACCAGAAAGACGTGAGTATATGGAGGATCAATTCAAGTATTGGGAAATTGATAACTATGAACGCATCTCTGCTTATGATGGTAGAGACGATGATCTGGGGCACATCATCAAAGGTGCTTATCCTAACATGATGACATCAGGTGAGATTGGATGTACCACATCTCATCTTAAAGCACTTAAGCATTGGTTGGAAACCTCCGACAGTGACTATGCTATAATTATGGAAGATGATTGCAGTCTTGAGACAGTCAAGTGTTGGAACTTCATATGGGACGACTTCGTTGCATATGCTCCATACGATTGGGATGTCATTCAACTTGCAATCATCTGTACTGGTGATATTCATGTTAAAATCCACAAGCGGTTTGTGAATGATTTCTCCACCGCTTGCTACATGATCACTAGACGCCATGCACAGAAACTGTTAGACTTTCATGTGCGCGGCGACAAATACAAACTGGATAACGGAGTGAAGCCGCGTCCTGTTGCAGATGATCTCATCTACAATTCAGGTAACACTTACTCTATTCCACTTCTTCTGTATAAGACTGATTTGGGTTCTAGTATTCACCCAGAACACATCGATGCCTTTCATGTAGGTAACTACAAAGCACAGTTGAACTACTGGACAACTAACGGTGCTAGGATGAGTATCAGAGAACAAATGGATTACGATCCATATCTGGGTAGAATTACAGAGAATTCTGCTGCTATTGCTGCTGCAAAAGAGGCGGAAAACCCATCCAGTTGACAAAAGATTAAAAAAAGGTTAGTATAAATACTTAACCTTTTGTTTTCATTACAAAAGGTAAACGGGGAGATGTCGATTCCCCTTTCATCTGCGGGTAACCATTCCGCAAGTAAACAAACGAGGTAAAACTAATGTTCA